TGGATGCTACACCAATACGTGTTAAAGTCTCTCTAACTTTTAGAAAATCATCTTTTTCCGCTAAGGTCACTTCAACTAAATCTGTAATATTAATCATGGCTTTTTCACTCCGCCTTTATCTGTTCTTATTTTTATTTCAGCGATTTGTTCAGCCGACAAAAGAATCAAGGCCTCTTTGGCCTTTTGGTTGGAGTAACCAAAATACTCTTTTATGCACTCCAAGTCCTTGTCGGTACTAGATTTCTGCCAAGGCTGGAACTTCCTCTTGACAGGTCTAATACTATTTAGAAGGTACTGGTATTGCATATCCTTATCAATGGAATGGTGTTTGTTCATCTCATTGGCATACAAAACACAATCCATATGGTAGGAAAGAGCACGATTGACCATAAAAGGAGAATACTCCTTCAGGTCCACATCGTCTCGGAGATAATTAACTTTAGTTTGTAAGATAGACGGAACTATCTCTTTGAATAGGTCTGCCATGATTACTCCTTGAAAGAGCAATCAACCATAATCTCGGTCAAACAGGCAATCAAATTGATTTCAGCATCTGCAACAAAGGCAGCCTGATATTGGTACTTAGCCAATATAAGAACCATAGGAGGTACGGAGTTCGCCTGTAACGCTTCGTATAGTTTGTCATAGAGTGTTCTAAAGATTCTTGCAGGATCGTTATCCAAGTTACTGGTGACCCATTTACGACAGTTAGCAAAGTCTTTTGATTTAAGAGACTTCACCAACTCAGTTAACTGTACATCGGAAACTGATGCGAGAATACCTTTATCAATTGTGCCTCCAATACTATACCGCTGAAGCTCATTAAGGATACGGCGATTATCAGGGAAATGTTTTGTAATGACTGCTGCGACCACCTCTTTATCATAAGTTACGCCTTCAGTTTCTAATATATGTTCAACTCTTTTAAAGAATTGTGTGGCCATTTTGGCTTTAGAACCATTGGCTTTGAAGTCAATTACGGAACAGCGAGAGTGTATCGCATCCATAATTCGGTTTTTAAAGTTACAGGTGAAAATAAAGGAACAGTTGATTGAAACTTCTTCTATGATTCCTCTTAAGGCCTTCTGAGCATCTGCGGTTAGATTATCAGCCTCATCTATGATAACAACTTTCTTACCACCAGAAAAACTCATCGATGTGGCATAGTTCTTAACATCAACTTGAATAGTGGAAATACCACGGTTATCTGATCCATTGATAACCAAATAATCAATACCGATTTCATCACACATGGCTTTCGCCACAGTAGTTTTACCGATACCGGCAGTACCTGAAAGTAATAAATTAGGTACTTCTTTTCTGTTTACATACTCCTGAAACGTTGCCTTCATGGCATCAGGAAGAATACAATCTCGTATAGTGTGAGGTCTATACTTTTCCACCCACAATGTGTGTTCTATTAACATTCAAATTCTCCATAATATAAAATAAATTAAGCATCAAATACACAATTAATTACCATTCTAATATCATTTATTTGCGGATTAGTACCCGAATGAATTTGATTCGAATCGAAAATAATTGCTCTGCCTTTTTTAGGTGCCACAGTTTGTTGTACTGTGACTTTACCTATACTTTCACCAGTAAAATACTCGTTGTATAATACTGTATCACCGTCCGAATCATTGACATAATATAATAAAGTCTTTTTACCAACACTATTGTATTCACCATCTTGGACTATCATACCATCTGTGTGTGGTGGTTGTAGATGAGGACCAAAAGAATCTTTCACTAATAAATTGGATTTAACTCTCTGTTTATGTTTAATCTCACAAGCCGTATGTTTCTGATAAGAAACAAATAAAGATTCAATATACTTAGAAAAAGGACTTATTTCTTGGTCATCTCTAAAGAATACATGACGAAATTGCATATGTTCTTTAGTGGGTAAATCAGTAAAATAATACGCATCTAAAGTCATATCACTTACCGAATAATCAAAAAAACTCCAACCAAATTCAGGTCCAGTCAACAACATGAAAATGGATTGTTGATAGGCCTCAGGAATAAAGTTGTCGATAATTATTGGATTCATGCATCAACAGCTACACGCTTCCATTCATCACCAATTTTAAGCCACAACCTATTGTCTTTTCCGACCGCCATTGAAACTTGATTTGTCACATGAACTGAATTAAAGGCATAATATGAATATATGCCATCACTATTAGTACCACGTTCTTCCAATGTTCTGTTATCTCCCGTAATAGTCAAAGTAGTACCCGTATCTTCTGGCGCAAGATGGGCAAAATCTTTTGGTTGTTCTGGCGCAGGAACCACAATAGGTTCATTGTTGGCCAATGCCGCTAGAGGCACCAGCAACAACCATACCCAATAAACCAAAGTTCTTTAAGAATCCACGGCGACTCACTTGAGTTCTCCTAATGCCTCATACAAAGATTCAAATTCGGAAGACTCTGTAACTTCATTACGAAAGTTTTGTTTGAATTCCGTTTTAGCAATACGTTTGATAATTTTCTTAGGAATCTTAGAATTTTCATGTGATAGATCCACAATATCTTTGATAGATTCATTCAAGGCTTGTATTTTCTGTAAGCAATGAACAATCTCATCAATATTACCTTTAAGGTCTTTCAATTGTTCTTCATCTAAATCACCATAGATTGTAGTAATCTTATCTACCATATTAACCTCCGAAAGTTGATAGTTTAACTTCAACAGCGATCCAATAATCTAAGTCAACTTTTGTATTGCTGAATGATGCCAAACCTTTAGCAGAAATCTCAACATCATAATGACCGGGAATCATTTTGAAATTGTCTCTTAAGAATACGGCTTTGAATGGTTCACCATTACCATCACCAACTTCAATAGAGTTAGTATGTGATGTTGGGTTGCCATCTTGTCCGATTGTACATGTGGTCGCATAAATCTTGCCACCATCAGATTCGAAAAAAATGTGTTCTGAATCTAGAATAGCTGCCGACTTCATAATTGCTTTGTAGTCTTCTTCCGATAAAGTAAACTCAGCATCTTTAGACGGTAGTGATAATGTTTTATCTGGTGCAGACACGATTAGGTTCTTGGCAGCNTTACGATACTTAATCTTAGATTTGCCGGATTTGAAGATAACGTTTTGGTCATCAAACTCCAAATCAGCAGAATCGTTGATTGAATATACGGATAAGAATTGATTCAAATCATATATACAAAAATCATCTTCAATTTCATCCTGTAGTGTGGCCTTGGCCAATACAGTCTTGTTTGTAGATATGGTTGTTAATACCTTACCTTTTTTAAATTCAATACCTGAATTAATAGAGGCAAAGTTTTTCAATACGTTTACCGTATCAGTGGATAATTTCATCATATAACTCCTTCAATAATATTTCCAATTGTACTCGATCCGAATGATTTTGTCAAGCACTCATATAAATTATGTTTCAAATCTTCTAAGGTTCCATCATTATAAATCTTATAATCGATATCTCCACCAACCCATGAGGTTTCGGAAGAATGTATTTGATTATCAGATAACCATCTGATGGCTGATTTATCACCATGATTAGCTTTAGTAGCAATATCATACCAATGTGGATCAGAACCACGTTGAACTTCCACCAATATTCCTCCATGTTGATGTATAAAGGTCATCTCATTAGGGAAACGAACATCAGTAACAACATAATTCTTACCAAAAAGCATTTTCTTCTTCATACTAAGAATCCAGAAATCTTTATGGAATACATCCCTAACAGATTCTGTNCCTAGTAATTGTAATACCTTCCTGGGGGAAATGGAATAACCCAATTCTTTAGACCAAAAGTCATCAGGTTGTTCCCGCCATTCACGAGATTCTTTGGTATCCCCCTCCAGCAGATGCCTAGGCCAATCAAACATAACAGCAGCTACGTCCTTAAGGTTGTTGGCGAAGCTGAGGGAGGTGAAACCCATTTCTTCTAGGATTTCACCTGCTGTTCCTTTTCCTGAACCAATAAATCCGAGAACACCAACTAACATTTTTTACATCTCTCCAACAAAGTTAGCAACTGCTGGCATATCACCTTTGAAATGATAAGTGCCGATGTGGTCGGTCTTCATCCATGGACATAGGTGAATTTGGCCACCAATCTTACGCCACATCTGACAGAACATATAATCTTCCGATAGGTAACGGTCGGAACCACCTCCAGTAATCGAATCAACAGTATCAATAACCGTATCAAAGAAAGCATGAATATAACGAGTACCGTCAAAGTGTGCTTGGCCAACGTGGTCTGGTTTGTAACGAATAGTTGGATATTGTTCAGCCATCTTAGCAAATACATCACGTTTAACTAACATGAAACCTGTACCAATTTCCATTACTTCTAATGGTTCTGTGACAGAAAATTGTGCAGTACCTTTAACTGGATTGAACACATAATCTCCAGTAACCTTTTCAAGTTCTTGTGGTTCAATATTTGGATTCTTTTCTACTGCCTTCTTAACAGATTTCCATTTGATTGCTTTCTTAGGATAAGGACCGCCGATAACGTCTTTGTCTAATGCCAATAAAGCAATAACATCTTTAGGATCAAAGTGAATGTCTGAGTCCAAGAATAATAGGTGTGTACATTCGGAACGATGAATGAATTCATCAACCAAATAGTTTCTTGCACGAGTGATTAAAGATTCATTGAAAAGAAATGAGAATTTCACTTGTATCCCGTATTGCATACAAATCGCTTGTAGGTCTAAACACGCCTTAGCATATAGTCCATGATTCATACCACCATACATGGGAGTTGCAATGAATATACTTTTCTTTTGTAATTCTTCTTTCTTAATTGAAATTTCCATTATCTCTCCAAAATATAAACGAAAAAAGGGAGTCCAAATAAATGGACTCCC